GTAGAAGCCGATGCCCCCGTAAACACCACCGGGACCGCATCGGTTACTCGTAAACGCAATACCCAGTCCCTTGCAGCCCCCAAACTGTTCCACACGAGCCGCTGCGTATAGGCTCCGGCCTTGCCAAAAGACTGAAAACCAAACGACTGAAAGCTATTGCCGCCATCTTTAGATACTTGCAAATCCATTACCGGGTTAGGCACATCGGAGTTGCCTGTAGCGGTTTGTACATCCACTTCTATTCTGCTAATACCGATGAACTTATCGTCATTCCAGATGTGCCTGCTAGTTACCTCGAACGGCATAAATCCGCCATTGTCTGTATACACGTGGTCATCCAGTACATAGATGTTTCCGGTATTTCTATCAGACACTAAGAACTGCCCGAAGAAGCTTCTGATGTTGTTACCCACAAACAAACTGTCCCCAGTCTTCCATTCTGACCAAATTTCACTCAAACCATCGTAGACCAATGTTCGCTCGAAGTTGGGAATCGTGACGCCATAGAACGGATGACCGTTAAACCGCACCCCAAACCCGTAAGCCCCAGAAGCAAGCCCAGAATTGGCATCGTTTAGGATAAGCTCTATATCGCTATTAGATACTTTGGTGCGGTTATAACCATTTAGATAAGAGACTTCATAACCGCCCGACTTAGACTGGAAGACACCGAATAGTGTGTCTTCCATCTGTACCAATGTACTCGGACGAGTCAAGCCAAACTCGGCCGATGAACCCCGTATTACACTATAGGGAAAGGTCGGGTCACCCGTGTCTTGCCAAAACTCAGTGAAGTAATCAGCGAATAGCACTAACAAGCTTCTGTGCGCTCGACATCCCACCATGTTTCCGGGAGATGTTTGAGTAAACGCGATGTTAAGTGCTGGCCATACGGACGAGTCATTGTTGTTGCTCAACTGGAACTGATTACTTGTGGAGTCCACGGTTATGAAGTACGTGTCTTGCCACGTTATATCTCCCGGATGCGCAGTAAAGTTGCCATCGGTAATCTGGGCAAACACGAAGGTTGTCGTGTTGTAGGTCCATCCTAAAATGCCATCAACCAACACCAACCTAAACCCATCGTCCTGCATGAAGACCGGGCCAGAGGCCGTACTAATCGTTCCGATAAGCGAGATGGTAAAAGCCGCATTGATCGAATACAGTTGATTGCCAGCGCACACGAATATCAACGGCGTATCTATGCTAGTCATAACATGCATACCGCGAACACCCGAAGCCGCGAACGTTGTCCACAGTCTTAAACCAGGTCTACGAATCAATGCGTAAGTGGTCTTCTCTCCTTCGCGGCGAGGCTCAACAAAGCAATTGATACGACTCTGCGCCGTAATCGCTCTAGAGATCGCTTCAACCCCAACTCCGAAGAGTTGAACTTTCACTTCCAGGCCCTTGGATACGAGTCACTATAGATGTTGTACGTAGCATCACTACGGCTAACAATAGCTGGATCATAATCCGCGATCACCTCCACGATGTTGTTGCGCTTGATGTTGGCTTTAGCTTCTGATGCATTCTGACTCAGCGCACCCAATTCCTTCTGACCTAACATACATGGAAATCCGTAGGCCATCATGTCTATCGCCAGATTGAACACATAAGCGCGTTCATAGCCTGGAGGCATCGTAATGGCGGTAGTGACCGTTAACGGCGTAACTCCGTTAGCGCCAAGCCCGCGCCAATCGAGTTGATTGGTAGTGGCATAGAAAAACACTGTATAGGCTAGCAACGGGATCGGGAAGATATTTATGATGCCCAACGGATACTGTGGGTCGTAGAACAACTGATCCGGGATCTGACTTGTGATGTTCTTCTGTCCGATGTTGTTCCATATCCGTTGCGGTAGGATCTTCATCGGATAATCGACCTGATTGGTATCGCGGATAAACGCCTGAGTAATCGCTACGGGTCGATCCACATTAACCACCCCACCCACGCCAACCGTGTATTGTTGTGTGCCCGGGGTCAGCGTAAAGGACGAGGTAATCTGCCCGAAGGACATCAAATTCTCTCCTGCCCAGGAATCGAGCAAGGAGTTAAAGCAGGCAAACCCGTCGTTATAGTCAGCCGCCGATAACTGTTCTAGGCGCCCAAGATAGCCCAGCGCCCTGGCGGCACGAGTCATGATGTCAAGAACGGTGGTCATTACTGCGCCCCAGGAATAATGCGATTCATAACTCCTTCCAACGCTCCTAGATATGTTTGCCACATTTGCTTGATATCCGGAGGACTGCTCTGAGGAGTTCTACCGAACTCTCCCATCATTGGCGAATCGTACAAAGGGCTTCTCTTATACGCTTGGTATACAGGAGCAAACCCGGTATATCCCAATCCGGTAACGACTTGTCCCGGGCTTCCTTCGCCAATGTATTCTCTTGCCAAAGCTCGATGATCGTAAGGAGAAAGCATTCCTTGCACTTCTTCAGTACGCGGAAGCACCGCTCTCAAGTACTGTATATCTTGCAAACTCATGCTCGGCAATTGCTTTTCCAGTTGAGTCCTGGAAACTCGTTCTAGTTTCTTTTTGCCCGGGATCGGCAGATCGAAGTATTCAGGTATGGGCATAGTTACCTCACTGGGTGGTTGCCCCTTTTCTTAGGAAAGTATCGTAGTTGCCCATCCAGCCCTTGATCCCGTAGTGCCCAATCTGGACGTTGGGGTAGATCCAGCTATCCACGCCAATTGCAGCCATGCGCTTACCGAAGACCCGATCCTCTCCCCAACGCATCATCTGACCGTTAAGTTCTGCGCGCTCACACGTAAAGAACTCGGTATATTTCCTGGCTGGGGTGGTGGGATCTGCGGCAGGATCGAAGTAATGCAGCTCCGAATATTTCTCCTGGAACTTCTCCAGCGCTGTTCGCTTGATGCGCAGAAACCCGCCAGCCAAATACTGAGCTTTGAGGATGGCGCTGCCATCAGGCAAGGTTCTGCCAACCGGAAAGTGCTTGCCACCTTCTTCCTTAAGCTCCGGTACGCAGGTCCAGGTCTCCCACATGTTCTTCTGTGGGTAGGACGCCATCAGAATATCTTCAGGCTGCTGCAACATCTGCGGAATGGCCATCGGGTCCCATTGCATGTCGGAGTCGATCATAAACAGATCGGTGTTATCCGGGTCTTCCAGGAACTTGCAGAACAGTGTGTTCTTGGCCCTGTCTACGTAGGAATCCCCACTTAGCTCCCAGAACACAAACTCGACGTTCATTCTAGTGAGGAGTTGCGCGGTCATCACTAGGCTAGAGATATACGGGCTAAAGCCTCTTAGCTCATAGAACGGTGTCGCTATCACGACCTTCATTCTGGGCTGATAATAGCGTCTGCGTATTTCGGAGTACTTGCCTAACAACCATTGTGGAGTGAACTTACCCGGCCCCATACTGGCGTTACCATCATGGATACGAGTGTGGGTCAGGTTCTCTTCGATAATCTTGATGTTATTGCGCTGCAAGAGCGCGATGTACTTGTCATAGTCCATCAAGACTCCGGCGTCCTTATCGAAGCCTCCAGTCTCCAGCAACGCCGAGACTCGATACATCCCGACGCCGAAGTACACATTGCCGTAGTACAGCCGATGCAACCATGCCTCGCGGGTCTTGTTGCAAGCTCGCTCAATGCGTTGGACATCTACACTCAACGGTGCTATTTCCTTGAGATCCTTATCGTAGAAGTCTGTTTGGGAAGCCACCAACTCTAGGAATGGATCGGAAACGAACTCCTTCAGGCATCGCTCGATGAACGTAGGCTCCAGCCAATCATCGCAAGCCAAGGAGACAAAAAACTCGGTTTCGCACTGAGCCGCCAGTGTATTGACGGCCCGTGCGATCCCGATGTTCTCCTCCACCTTGAGATACTTAATTCTATTGGCGTAATCTGCCAGTGCTGCGGTCAGGTCATCCGTGCTGGCGTCATCCAACACTACGATATCGAAGTCTTGGATGGTCTGCGCCATGAGACTATCGAGCGCTTTCTTGATCATGTGCGCGCCATTGCGCACCGGGATACCGACCGTTACTCGACCAACAGAAGGCAATATGATCTTGTGCTTGGCATGCAGCTTCTTGACATCTTCCTGGAACCTAATCGCGTTCTCGGGAGACGGGGCGGTCAACATGCCTGGATGCTGATCGGCATCCGCGAAACGGTAAGGTAGGATTCTTCCTTCATGCTTGAGGAAAAATCTGACAAACAATTCCAGGTCCGAGCAGTGGAAGAACTGAGGATCGAAGCCGCCTAGCTCATCCATGATCCCTCGACGCATGAGCAGGGACGCCCCGCCGATGGGGATCTGATCCATGGTTATCAACGTTCTGATCCATTGCTCACGAGAGCGGTTATGCGCCCGCAAAACATTCTGTTCCCATACCGGACGCTTACCCATCTCGCCCTTGCCTGGTAAGCCCCAGACGCAGCCTACCTCTGGATTAGCATCTAGATAGGCTACCTGGACCTCCAACTTATCTGTCGAAATCCATTCATCGGCGGAAAGAGGTTGAACGTAATCTCCTTTGGCCAACGTAAATGAATAATTCAGGCCGTGCGGGATACCCCTATTCTTCTCGAACTTATGCAAGACAATGCGCTCATCAGAGAAGCCTCGCACCAGGCTTTCGATATCCTCTGTCGAGCCATCATCAACGATAATCAACTCCCAGTCTTGGAAGGTCTGAGCGCGAACAGATTCAATCATCCGCTTCAGGAACGCAGACTGATTCAATACAGACGTACAAACTGACACCTTCATTCAATCACCCCGATGATGCTTGGTTCTCTTAGCACGACATACTCCTGCCCGTTGACGTTGGTAATCTGATGGCCGTTAGTGGAGAACAAGACCTTGTCCCCCGGTTTAACGGCCACCTCATTCTCGTGGTACGTGCCACAGGTCTTGCAACCATGACGCTTACCACGTCCTACAAATTCGACGATGCCAATGTCTTCTTTGTAATCGGGGTCCCATGCCAATAAAACCCCGCCGTCCGACACTTCCTGGGGTGCCGAACGGCGGATAATTACCACATCGGAGAGAGGATTGATCATCCAGCCACAGACGTGCAAGTGATCAAGCCCAGTTGCCCGAGGACCATGGCAATGCTGCTAGACAAAGCCCCCGAACTCTGTGACAGCGTGGCGAAGTTTGCCGCACTCTTCGCTGCGCCAGTAGTGACCCCATAAAAACCTATCAAATCGGTCGAAGCCGTGCCTAGCACTGTTCCTTGGGCGTTGCCGTCGGAGAGTTGCCGAACTGCTACAGATGAAGTGAGTGGCATATTAGCCTCCTAGACGAACGGCAAGCTCGTCATAATAGACGGTCGTGCCATACAGAACATCGATGCGAGTCGGAAAGACATCGTTGTTGATGTCATACGCTCGGATGACGCGCATGCTGATATTGCGATAGGTCTCTCGCGCGGCAAAGTCAACGCCTTGCGGGATCTCCATCGGCACCATCACCAAGCCAATCGCATCGCGGGTAAACGACAAATTTTGCACGCTATTAATCTGCGTAGCGGTTGTGCCGGTCAACCATGTAACACCAGCACCAGTACTCATCGGTCCGGTGGCGTTCTGGTAAGGACCAGAAGTCACAATCCCCGGTGAGAACTGTATCGTCCACGTGGAGGTTGTTGGCGCCGAAGTAGCTGTCACCACGAAGTTCTTCAGAATGCCGGTGGTTATACGAGACTGAGGGTTGACATTGAACACCCCGGCCACGGTAAATACTTCTCCGATGCCGATACTCTCAGTTGCCGTACCACCAAACATCTGGGTAGACGATCCGTTGCCTTGCGCCGAAGTGACCACCATGCCCAGCGACGTGTTGTGAGCAAACCCACTCGCGCCGCGCTGAACGTTCTGGTCCATGTAGACTTCATAGTTGCCGATGGAGGCCAGATAGCCTTTAACCAAAGCGTCTTTAGCGGTCGGCATCACGAACAACGGAACCATGCCACCCGCCATGCCCCAATATCCGGCTGGATTCAAGACCAATGTGCGGTTATCCTGCGGCGTTGCAAGCTCGTCCATGCGCTGTCCCACTAGCTGGACGCTGGTACTAAACGCACTTGGTGTTGCTCCGGGCGTACCCACATAATTGGAGAATGACAACGTGTTCGCCAATACATCGCTATCTATCTGGTTCGCTACCGCCGCCATGGCGGGCTTCAGATAACGCTCGGAGAACTCTTCAATGGTGAGCGTGAGGTCTTGGCTGGTGAACTGCCAATCCGCGCCCTTTTGTTGATTGACCGTAATGGTTACGCTCGGCTCCGCGATATTCTGTATCGCTAAACCCGCACCACTACGAACCGTGAATCGGTTGGGCTTACGGATCGTTAGCTGATTGCCAATCTTTACAAACTGGTTCTCGAACTTACGATTAACCCGGTTAGCCGCAACAAGATTGTTCTCCAAGATCACCAACGATTCTTTCGTGATGATGCTTGGAGTAAGCAAGACTTGCGAGGACATTTAGGTTACTCCTTAATGCCTCCTAGCCTCTCGTTCCTGTTGTTTACGATAACTCGCGTACTCATCCATGCTCATCTCGTGCGGAGACTTGGTAATCGAGCCGGACTTCGCTTCCAAAGGTTGGATCGGTCTAGGGGCTTTCGAAATAGCGGGCTTGGGAGCGGGAGCCTCAGTTAATCTAAGCTCTATCTTCCCAAGTTCTTTGATTTGGAGCGGAACTGGCAATTGGTAGATACGGGCAGCTTCTTCAGGATGCGAACCTAAGTAATACTGGATATCTGGCGCCATCTCGGACTGATGAATCAACACCGCGAGGGGTGCGGATACGATTACATCAGGACGTTGCGCAACTTCTTTGAAGTCTGCGTATTTCTCCTGAGCTTTCGCAATCCGTTCGGTATAAACCTCGTGTGCTTTTCGATGTCCTTCCTCAATCGTGCGTAACTCTGCTTGCTTGCGCTGCTCAGTCTCCCACAGGGATAGCTGCTGTCGCGTAGACCACTGCGCATAGTTCTTGGAGTAGTCCAGCATGGCAGTCTCCCAAGACTCGGGATCTGCATAGTCGTTACGATTGGGTCTGGTTGGCTCTAAATCTACGTTCTGTACAGGCTCGGGTTCTTGCTGCTTTCCAACAGCAGACTCCAGGCTGTTTAAGAACTTATCCAGTCTTTCTTCGGCTGCCTGCGCTCGCGCTCGTTCATCCGCCGCTTGCTTGGTTAGCTCATCTAGCCGCTTTTGAACGCCCCGAGCCGATTTTTTTGGCTGGTCATTCGCGGAGGTGCTATCTTCCGGGGAAGTCGCCGATTCTTCCTTAAGTTCTGCCTCTCCTTCTGCCTCTTCGGCTTCTAGCGGCGCGGCCTGCGCTACATCTGGAGGTTTCCCTTCATTCTGCGCATCTGGTTTGGTCTCTACAATCGGAATGTCCGAGGTAGAAGACAAAGCGGGTGCGCCTGATGTGTCCAGCAAGTCTAGGACAACGGGTCGTTCTATGGGTAGTGCTGTTTCTTGCGGTTGCTCTGCCATCTATAAGTCTCGTAAGGGAGAAAAGCCTTCATGGCGTCCTGGACAATCCTAATACTTTCTAATAGTTTTAGCAATATATAGCGGTTATTTCCACAATGGCATTTGATAAAGAACCCCATCTACCACTACAGGTAACCACGCCTGAATCGTAGAGCTTGACAGTCCAACAGGACCCACGTTCGTTAGCAATATCGTATTTGTGCTATTGGCATTGGCATAAGTAGATGACGACAGAGAAATTTTTATCCTTCCTTTCGCCCCGGCCCCTGTACCGGCACCACAAGTCATATCGATGTTTCCGCCCGCTTGATTGGTGCCAGCGCCGTCAGCGGCAACCAACGTAATATCCGCTCCCGCACCGCTGCTACCCGTGGTGCCAGCAAAGAGCTGTACAAATCCACCCCCTGCCCCGCCCGCGCCAGCAATTAACCCAATCGATCCGCCCGTTCCAG